CATGTAGCCTGTCCCCAGCACTTGAAGCAGCGTCCGTCGTGAACGTGGCTGAGTTGCCTAAGGTAGCCTGTCCCTTGGCAACGGGTGCAAGTCTTGGTTGGGTCTTGTGGTGTGAATTTCATTTGAGGTGGTGTCTGTGGTGTTGGTGTCTCGGGTTTCCCTCCGACAAAGTGAACCTATCAACTCCACGTTCCTTTGCAAGAAAAATCTTCATAAAATGAAAAATAATTTTGACCAATGGTCAAACGATGGAGAAAACTTTTAGATTTTGCTCTACAGCCCTTATTATATATAACAATTTTCACTTTCTGTTAGAAATCTGTTAGCAATCCGTTAGAGGCATTTCAACCAGGATCGGCTTTTGACGGGTATCCCTATACCTTACCTCACACGGAGCCATCTGCGCTTACAGTGGCATCCTGGCGCAAATACAGCCAAATCGCGTTTCGCGGCAAATTACTCAAGCGATGAGGAACTTAGGCACGTCGATCAGTCCCTTGTAGGCAATCGACACACCGTCCACTTGGTCATCGTGATTTCCAAGAGGGAACTTCTCTAGCTCTAGCTCAAATTCCTTGTTCCAAGGAGCACGAACCATATAGACCCTTCCGGCTTCGACTAAATTCAACCACGGCTGCGCGGCAAGCAACTTCCCTCCACGACTGCCGCCGCACTCCTCAACCTTGACCCTGCCAGAAAGCTCACGCTTCACGTCCTCATAGACAGCCTTGAATCCGGCTACTGCCTCGATCCCCATCCGGTGACACAGTGCTCCCCTCATAAGGTCATTGCGTGCGGTCTCTATCATGGTGAACCGCATCTTCGCCCAAGCCATCTGCTGACGAACCATGTCGATGATGTAGAACTCCATGATCTCCCCATGCTCGTCCATGCGTGCCGCACAAAGAGCACCTGCCGTGTAGTCGGAACTGGTCTTCTCGGTTATGGCCGGATCCCAGCCACGATACCACTCAATGTCCTTCGGAACGTCATCGTATTCGATCTTCCTCAACTTGGAGATGTCCACCACGTCCCCTGTGGATGTGCGGGGTGTTCCGCAATACTGCGAGTCCCACTCGTATCCGGGCATCTTGACCTTCAGGGACTCTAGGAACCGGATAGGTCTTTGTTCTGGAAACAACGCCTCGCCTATCTTCCTGCCTAGTGGGTCATTTACCTCAGCGATACCACGCATGTTCGTCACCTCAAATAACTCCGACTCAAAACCCGCATCCCTCAACTCCTGCTCCTTCTCGGGACTGGTCACGACACCGTGAAGGTCTTCTGGATGCCAGCGCGTTCCGATAAGGAAGACCTTGGCGGTAGGAGAAAGACGCGACACACAGTCACCATAGAACCACTGGACGATCTTCTTTCTCGCGCCTGCGGACTCTGCCTCGAAACGTCCTGCGTGTGGGTCATCAAGTATGAGCCAGTCCACACGCCTACCAGTCAGCTTTGAGCCTGAGGAAGTCACCTGAATGGACGTGCCATTAGAGAACATCACCGAACCCCTTCGGTTGTAGCCGTCGATAGGTTTGACGTTTGGGAAGACGGCGCGGTAAACGTCGGAGTCAATCATGTCCTTCACCTCCATGAGGAAGTCCGCGAGAAGTGAGAAACTGAAGCCTGTCATGGCGATGTGGATTCCAGGACACCTCCCAACGATCCACGCCACCGCCCGCACAGATAGCATCCTCGACTTACCGTGCTGCGGTGGGACAGAGACGCACTGGTTAGGAGACCTCTTCCCGTCAACCACGTCCTGCACAAGCTCTGCTAGATAGACGTGGAACTTGGATAGTATGTAGTTCGTCCCCTCTACCTGAGGCCACATGACGTTGAGCCAGCACGGGAAGTCAACCCGTGCGGTCTCAAATAAGACTTTAAGGATTGCATCGTATTCCGCGTCTGACATCTGCGGTTCTTGTGCTTCAGCGATCATTTGGCGAAGTTGTCTATTAGTGCAAAGGACTCACCCGGGAAGGCGGCTAGAATGTCGTTCGTATCGACGCGCAACCCCAAAGCGTCAGCCTCCTCCTGTGATGCGACGACCTTGGCGAACTTTAGTCCGTGCTGTGCGATCAAGGCATCATGCCTTCCGCCGTAGGAAGCCTGTATCTCAGGATTAGGCGGAATGTCACCCATGCGATTGATCCAAAATGGCAGCGACTTGGTGAAGACCCAAAACCTTGTCCACCTGTTCTCCCTCACGAAAAGGAGCCAAGCATCGAAGTAGGTCTGCGAGAAGAAATCCCCTGCTGAGTGAATACGAACACCAGTGATGCTCTTCTTCATGCACCTGAGCACGTCCACAATCTCCCCTTCGGACTTCCCGCGCACGGCATCAAAGTTTGCCCAGTATCGCGCACGGACACTAGGGTAGCGTTCAGTCACTGCGGAATAGCATGTGAATGTCCTCTTCGCGCCAGCCCTCATCTCTCCAGTGTGCCGATCAACAAAGGTAAGACAGGTCTCTGCTCCCGGACAGGTAGTGCCAGAATGAATAGACCACGACCACGCATCGGGATTGAACAGGTATCTATTCGCCTTCGTGAAAGCGGGTTTGAGTATCGGGCTTTTTGGTTGGCGCATCCTGCGGGCTGTTTGGATCATCTGCATTTCCTATTTGGTTGCTCCCACTTCATCACCTCCCTCCAGCGCACAATGGGGACGATGATCCCGCTTGTTTGTGCGCCGGAGAAATACAGTGCCGTAAGCAGTGTCAGTAGTGGGATCGTCTTCATGCCTCCATCAATTCCGGTTTGCGTTTAAGGACAGCCTTCAGTGCGGCGAACGCACCGTTCTCACTTATGGACTTCTCGAAAAGGGAGACAGTGCCGACGACAAGCGGAGCCTCTTCATCAGACGCAAGGCGCATCTTGTCGTTGCGTCCCCACTCCTGCGGGTAGCGTCTTTCGAGGAACCACGCGCTCGCTTGCCAGTGAGTTTTGGCAGCGGTCTGGATCACAAGGACGTTCCGGTGTTCAGCATCAGCCAGTGCCTTTTTAACTGACTTGCAGAACTCAGACAACGGAGAGCCTTCCTCGGCACGTCCAGCTTCCTGCATGTAGCGGTAGTAGGTGGCTTCGGTGATTCCGGCAAGGGCGCATGAGTTGCGGATTGTGTTGCCTGCCATGAGTGCATCGCAGAGGTCTTTGGTCAGTCCTTCGCGTAGAACGGCTGGCTTCTGTCCCGTTACATGAACGTAGTTGGCTGACGCAATCTTGAACGGTTCTCCCTTGCGTTTCCCTTTAGGGGTTGTCCCTGCTCCCGGCTCCGGTGACGGCTTCGGGGTAGGTTTGACAGCCTCAGGTTTACCCTTGGCTTGAGTTTCTGGTTTGCCCTTTCTCAATGGTCTCGCACTTGCCACCGCCGCTTTTGCTTTGGTGGGTGATTGGTTGAGTGGATTACCAGTCGGGCGCGTCCTCTTGCGAGTAGCAACGCCTTTGGCATTGTCGGTCTCTTTCATGGTTATGTATGTTTGTTAGATCACGGCATCCCGCGCCCTGGGTGGGTAAGGTAAAGCCCACTGCGGGAGATGGCAACTCAAGACTGCCTACGCTCCCACAATGGGCTCAACTTATCCTCTCACGGAAACCTTACTCGTCCCCGCCAGACTCAACAGCCGCACCCTCTGAGCCATCAGCGGTGCTTTCCTTCGGCTTTCTCTTTCTAGTAGCCTTGTCTTTGGGTTTGGAGGATTTAGCCTCGGACTTTGCCTTCTTCAGAGCACGCTTCTTAGCCTGTCTCTGACTCGGCGTATTGTCGGACTCCTGTGACTCGGCACGCTCTGAGTCAGTGCGCTTCTGAATATCAGCCATGTCCTTGTCGATTACCCGTAGGTCTTTGATCTTGTAGGTCTGAGTCTCACCGCAATGAGGGCATGGAACGTCGAAGACCTCCACCGCGCCCTTTACAGGCTTCTCATTCTTCGACGATGAACCCACGGCATCGGCTCCTACGGAAGGTAAGGCTGCGGCTCTGGCTGCCGACGCTACTGCGGATGGTAGGTCTGCGAACATATTTGCCCACTCGTCACCAGAGAATAACTCTCGGACGGCATCAAGCTCGATAAGTGACTTCAATTCCTCTTCCAGCTTCTCGTTGTCCCACTTGGCGAACTCAGCGGTCTTATTGTCGATGATTCGGAGTTGTTTCGCCACGGCATCCGGCAGATCGACGATCACACATGGAATCTCAGTGAGACCAAGTGACTGAGCGGCGCGGTAACGGCAATGACCTGCGACAATCTCCATGTCGGCATTAAGAACCATAGGAGTCTGGAAGCCGTATCGTTTCAACGAGCTTGCCACCGCGTGAACGGCTTCGTCATTGATGCGAGGATTGCGCCAGTAAGGGCGAATGTGGGTGATGGGAACCATCACGATCTTTGGGGTGGTATCGGACATATCGTTATTGTTGTTGGTGGTTGGTTTTGACCAATGGTCAAAAAAAAAAAATTATTTTCATTTTTATGCAGATTTTTCTTGCAAAGGAACGTGGAGTTGATAGGTTCACTTTGTCGGAGGGAATAAAGAGAATCCCCGAGACCTAATAACCAAACACCACGACCAACACCATGAATGCTACCACCACCATTGCAATCGCCAAAGGCATCGCCGCTAAGGAAATCACCTCTGCCCGTGACAGCCTCGCTCCGGGAACTTACGAGATTGACCAGACCGTCCGCATCGTCGGATCGTTCACCGTCGCTGAGGACACCGAGAAGACCCCAACCGTGAGTATCCCGCTGAAGGAAGTCCTTGCGCTTTTCATCGCCCGTTCCGGCATTACCCGCGAGGCTTCGATGAAGCTGTTGTCGGAAGCCCTGACTGATGCCATGACCGCAGGCACGAAGGGTGAAGGATTCGTCGCCGCTGCCTCCGACATCGACGCTGCCTTCAAGCAACAAACCGAGTCACTCCTTCGTGGTCTGCCCAAGACGAAGGTCAAGGGCGCAGTCAAAACCACTGTCACCATCATGGAGGTCTCCCGCTAATCTAACCAGAAACTCTAACCAACACCACACTATGAAAATAGACATTCACATGCACTTGCCTGACCAGAACGCCGATGTCGTCGTCACGTTCTCCGCTACCTTCAACTACATGAAGAGCGAGTGGGATGACGCTGAGGACATCCTCATCGAATACGTTGACGACGAAGACGGTGAGCCTGTGAGCATCACCGACCTCGATAGGTCGTCCCACCTGATCGTGATGGGTCGTATCGAAGCTCTTCTTGAGGAGCACATCCCGTCCGATGACGAGATTGCTAGGGTGGTCTTTGAGGAGCTTGGATGCCGCGACTACCACGACTATGCTGAGATGGTCGATTGATTTGACCAATGTTCAAACTCCACTCACCGAACAAATGAGCACTACACCAAAAGACCTGACAGGCCGTGTCCAGCGGTATGAGAACCACGCCAACCCAACCGCAGCCATCGCTTGCCCTAAACGCAAATTCGACATCGTTCAGATCAAATACGATGGTTGGTGGGCGAGGGTGGTGATATCCGATGAAGTAGCCAGCATTTATTCGCGCCAGAATCAACTGAAGGCAAAGTTGCCCGCACCGGGCGTGTCCGATATGGTTCTCTTGGGTGAGTACCTCGTGGGAACCAACCGCAGTGTCTCAGAGTCCTCCAAGACCGATGTTGGCGGGCTGCTCATGGTGTTCGATGCTCTGGAGTTGCCGGGACATAAGGATTGGCTCCTTTACCGCTATGATGACCGCCACGACATCCTGAGGAACTGCATTGCCGCAGACCCCCTACCAACATGGTGTCGGGTGGTGAAGAACTTCATCCCCGAGGAAACGATTGACGTGTGGAACGAAGACGTGATTGGCGGTGGCGCGAGAGGTGGGCGGTGGGGATTCTGTGGAAGCTACCCAATGACAAATTTTACACACTGGTAGTTGATAACCTCCATCAGTGCCGAGTCTATGACCTAAACGAATTTTCCTATGTGCCGTGGATTCCGCTACCGGAAGCACCGTCGCAGGAAGCAACAGAAAAGACAAACCAATAACCGAAATACAACCATGAGAATGATAGGCAATAAGCTACAAATCGCGCTTCGTCAGAGAGACCAAGTTAGTAAAGGCGGGATCGTCATCCCTGAGCGTGCTCAGAGGATCGAGGAATGGGGCGAGGTGGTATCTGCCGGGCCCGAGTGTAAGGAACTGAAAGAAGGAGACCTTGTGTTCGTGACACCTACCCAAGGGACGCATTACCGCAGTTCCGGTATCGACTACATTCTGGTCGAGGAAAACAAGATCACCGCCAAAATTGAAGAATAAGCCGCCATGACTAAGGACGAAAAGACTGAGAAGATTATCCGTGTCAGCACGCGCATAACCGCAGGTATAAACCCACCGGAGAGTTTCCCGAGGGTCAACGCCTACATCTGCGAGAAGTGCGGGAAAGTCACATACTCCGTTGACGTTGCTGAAGGAACGACACCGATGCGTATTCCGTGCATTGCGTCCGATTCCAAGGTAATCCAGTTGGTAGGTGGTGGGAAAGCCAGCGCGTGCTCTGGTCACATGATGTCGGCATGGTATAGCGTCTTCCCTGAGGACGTTGACCTGAAGGAAGTCGCCTATGAGTGGAGGTCTCCATCCTTGGAGGTTTACAAGCAGATGAAGAAGTCAAACTCACCCGTCGCGGATCATGTTGCCAAGGGAGGATTGGTTCTCCACAAGCGGACTAACAAGAATGCACCCATGATGACTCACGGAGGCTACTACGTCAGAACGGACGGCTCGCGCCTTACCGAAGACGAGGAGTCATCCCTCCTTACTGGTCTTGAGAAACTTAGAGGGTTCATCAAGATGGAACTGGGTTTTGTGAAGCAGGAAGTTCACGCCAAGAACATCGTGAAGCTGAACCACCGTAAGGAGACTCGTGAGAAGAAAAAGACGGCGAAGGCTTCGCGCAGGCGCAACAGGTGAATCTTGACTATCCCACTGGGCATGATAAACACCTTCCGTGAGAACTAACGCCAGCAAGTCAGTGATACTCGTAGAAAACCCGTTGTGCGGTGGTAGTTCCATCGCCAGAGGGTTGAATTTGACCGATGTTCAAATTCCGAAGTGGTGCAAGCCTTCCGAGGCGCGTGACATTGTGGGAGAGGATGTGTGGAGGCGCGCACAGAAGATTGTAGTCGTCCGCCTGCCAGTCGATAGATTCGTGACTGGAATCTCACTGAGTCTCTCAGTCACTTTGGAGACACTACGCGAAGCCGGAGCCTCCGAGGGGTTCGTTGAGTTTATCGAGTCGATCAGGGACGTAAGTAGCTGGGTTCGTGGAAGGCTCGCCGTCAAGTTCCTGTCAGATAAGAACCTGAGGGAACACGCTCCCCTGTGGATGCACCCGCAGAAGGATTGGCTGAGTGCCAAGTTCGATACCGTGATAGCTACTCACGATATTGCCGAATACCTGACTACCAACAAAATAGGCGTTAATCGACCTAAGCGTTTGAACTATGGCTTGAATAAGGTGATCCTTGAGAAGTCAGAGATGAAGAAATTTCGAGAGATTTACCCAGATGACGAGGCTACATTCTCTAGTCTGATGGTATGGTCTCCAAAATCTAAGTCCGTTCGCCTAGTCACCGGATACTGCACAGCCTGCACTGAGAAAGCCAAAGGCTTCCCTATCGACCTCACAGTGCCGGATGTTCAGCCGGAGGTTGCCCCTTCAGAGCCGAATGCCATCAGTGAGGGGACTCCTGAGGAGGTCGCTAACCCATCAGAGTTTGAGCCTGAGGAGTCGGAAGTGACCGATGGTGTCCTCGATGTTGTTGTCGTTAAACCCTCGCGTAGGAAGCGCACTCGACAATAGGACGGAGGACAACCATAGTCACCCCAGCCAACAGACAACATGCCAAACGCAATTTCAAACATTTTAGCCAAAGCGTTCAGAAGGAACGATGAGCTTGACCTTTCCAGTGCCACACCCTCCGAGTTGGCTATGATGTCTCGTTTTCCGGGAACTAAGGAGCGGGATTACATTGAGATGCGGCTAGGGATACCTATCAACCGCCTGACTGATTTCTCGTCTTATATTGCGTGCGGTAACAAAACCGTATGGGCTACCTTTCGCTCGTGTCGCATCATTTCATCTATTGCCGTAAGTGCCACAATGAAGGTGGTTCGTGACCGTCAGGGAGCATCTGACGATGTTACACGATCCTATGGCTGGTTCGTGAATAAACCCAACCCTTACGACTCGTGGGAGGAGATCATAGAAATGTGGGTCTTCCACATGGAGCTTGTAGGAAATGCTTACTGGCTGAAGGACGAGCCTGACCTTTACGGGCGACCAAAGGCTATCTACCCGCTGCTGCCTCAACACATGAGGGTGGTTCCAGACGAGACTACGAAGGTATCGAAATACATATACCATGTTTCGGGTAGAGAGATGCAGTTTGACCCGAAGGACATAATTCACTTCAAGTCAACCAATCCGGGAAGCCTAGTCATGGGCATGGGTTCGGTTGAGCCTTCCGAAAGCATCTACAACAACTTCATCAACAAGAACACACTTGAGGAGAAGTTCATGGAAAACGGAGCGCAGCCATCTGGTGTGCTTGTCCGCGAGGATGCCGTAGAGAGTCAGCCACAATGGGAAGCTCTGAAGAGGCGATTCATCAAGGACTACGGCGGCAAGAAGAACGCGGGGAAGACTGCATTCCTGAACGGCAAGTGGGCATACCATAAGCTCGGCATGTCGATGAACGAAATGCAGGCTCTTGACCGTGAGAAGTGGGGAGTGGAGCAAATTTTCCTCAACCACGGAGTCCCGCTGTCTGTGGCTGGGATTGCTGGCGCAGCCAACTACGCCACCGCAAAGCAGGACGAGATAAACTTCCGTCGCTATAAGGTCGTCCCTTTGATCGACCTCCTTGTAACCAAGATCAATTCCGATGGATTTTTCCGCGCACCGAACGAGGGAGACCTGAAGTTGACCTACGAGTTGTCGGGTCTGATAGATGTCGAACAGATCGTAAAGGAATACAAGCCGCTTGTGGACGTGGGTGCGATGACCAGAAACGAACTCAGGGAGATGGTCGGTCTTCCTCTTTCCGATAACGTGATACTTGACCAGTTCCTTGTCGGCTCAAACTTGATGCCTATAGAGATGGTAGGATTCGGAGACCCCGAGCAAGCTATTGAGGAGGAACTTAAAACCAAGACGAAACGCCGTCCGCCTACCCCTAAATACTTGGAACAAAAAGCAGGTCTTCCTAGTAGTTATCGACCAGCTACGAACTCAGACGTTCCGGCAGGTCACGCCTGCGGCACTTGCTCGTTCTCTAACGAGAAAGATGCTGCACCCGACGGCAGGGCTAGGTGCGTGCAGTGGGGTGAGTATGTCGAGGGCGGATTTGTTTGTAACGCTTGGAAGGGAAGATAACTATGCCTGCGACTGGGACAGCTTTTGCTAGATCGAATGCGGCTAGTGCTAGACACTTGCCGTCTTCTATGAAGATGTTTGTTCGATACAGGAAATCTCAGGTTCCTGAGGACGGCTGGACAAATGAGAACTTCGTCGGAGAGCCAAGAGCCAAACTTCGTCAGGACATGCTATTCGTTCACCGATCCGCCGTACTGAGAATGATGAGGATGCTTCCTAGGGACTTGGATAAGCTGATGAAGGCGCAGATTGAGCGCATCCTGCTTCGTGTCGAGAAGGCGTACGTCTCCCTTTACGGAATCCCGCTGAAGTCTGCCGTAGAGTTCAACGTCCCCTCACATGCGCCGATGTGGGCTACCGCAATCGAAGAGGAGTTCGCGCAATCTGATATGGCTGTGACGGCGACAGTGACACCAGCCATACAGTCGGTGGCGGCAGACGTTCACGGTAAGGTAGCCATCCTCTTAGGGTCGAAGCCTACGCGCCAGCAGATCAACGCACTGAATGTCAGAACTCGTTCACTTGCTCGAAAGGTTTCTGGTATCAACACCACTACCAGAAAGAAACTTCAGGAAGTCGTCGCTGATGCAATCAGGCAAAACTTAACAGTGTTTCAGACCATCGAAGAGGTTCGGAAGAAAATCCCATCCATCACCAGCAACAGGGTCGCCACAATCGTTAGGACTGAGATGGGTCGCGCTTCAGATGAGGCTATCAAAAACGCTATGGTCTGGGGAGGCACTGTTACTCACTTCGATGTGATCGGATGTCAGCGGGTAGAGCCTCCTCGTGTAGCAAACCTGTTCGGAGTCCCTACCTGTAACATAACGGGTGTCCCGATTCGATACGAGCAGGAGATCGAGTTTCACATCAATCATACGGGTTGCATCGTTGCCTCTGGTTTCGTGAAGCAGAATGGAGAAATTCCAGAAGACCCTATACTTGGAAACGGTCAGGAAGAGCCCGGCCCAGCCTAAACTGGATTTGGTCGCAAATGCCCCTAGAAGGCTCTGTGGCGAGGGCTGCTGACTTATGGGGTAAGTATATGGAAAACTTCCAAAGACCGATCCTGGTCGAAATCACTCTAACAGATTTCTAACAGATTTCTAACAGAAAGTGAAGATAGGTTCACTTTGTCGGAGGGAGAAAGAATCCCCGAGACCTAACCAAACACCACGACTATGACAACCTACACCACGCTCACCAGCCCACTCCGCCGCAAGATGAACAACGACATCCACAAAGTCCCCATGCTTATTGGCACTGACCGGAAGATCACTCTTGGACGCGCCATCAACGAACTCGCTGCCCTGATGGGTCGCCACGGGTTCCCCCTCGATATGGTATCCGGCGACTTGCTCCTCGGAGACTCTGGCTCACGCCAACTCCCTTTCCGAGTGACTCACCCCGATGCGTTCTGTGAGCACCCCATGATCGAAAATAGTCGGGTATCCTTCAACTGGCACATCGAAGGCGAATACGTCGAGGTTGTCGCCTATGTCGCCTAACTCTAACCAACAACACAATGAAAATTGACAAAACCAATCCAGCCATCATCCGCTTCTCGTTCACCGAACCTACCGAATACGGCCCTGTAGAAGTGACGGGGCGGATGGAGGACGGTAAAATCACCATCACCTGCGGCGACTACCGCTTCTTCACTTGGGACATCGCTAAATCCGAATGCACCGAGTTGTCCACTCAGTCCTGCTACAACAATGACAGGATGCACGCTTACGACCGCATCACGGGATCGGATATGGCGAGATTCGCCAAGTCCTTCGTGAACTACTGGGTGTGCGATTCGCTCTTTAGCTTCGGTTACTCCCTCTGCTTACGGGTTTGACCGATGGTCAAATTTCCAGTCTTGCACTCAGCAATAGGTTGCCGTAATCTCACGGCAACCTATTCGTCATGCCCACCATCACCATCTACAAGGGAGCAATCCCCACCAAGCCAAAGTCTGCCCAGAAGCCTAAGGAGGCATCTATCGGGAAGACGGTTTTCTTTCGGACTGCCGGACTCCCGCATGAGATCGGCGGTGTGGTCAAGGAAGTGAAAGGCGGCGTTGCCTTGGTGTCTCTAGCCGTCCCTAATCACTCAGGGGTTCTCGTGGTGGCACGGGACGCGGTGGTCGAGGTTCCCGTGGAGGATTTGAATTACGTCGAGGCTTTGGCTGTGATGGGGCGCGATGTGCGTGAATGGTCTTCGTCGAATCCGGTGGAGAACATGAAGGCGGTTGAAGTCAAGGACACTGCCGGAAACGTCATCGACTACAGAGACGTTACCTTCGACGGTTATGGCTCGACCTTCCAAGGAACCACTCCCGCTGACCGCGACAACGACTACATCCTTCCGGGAGCGTTCGATAAGACGCTGAAGGAGTTCAGGTCGAACCCCGTTCTCCTCACAGACCATGACCGTCGCGTGGCTCACATGATGGGTTCCTACTCCAAGATCGGTATCACCGAACGAGGACTAGCTCTTACCGGAAACCTGACTAATAGCCAGCACCCAGACGCACAGCACGTCCGCGCTCTCGTTTACGAGAAGCATCTGAAGACTCTTTCCATCGGTGGGATGTTCTTCTATTTGGAAGACTATCGTGGCATTGAAGAGATTCGCCTGTATGAGGTGAGCCTTGTCACCGTCCCCGCCAATCATGACGCGATGTTCAACGTCAGAACTCTCAACGTAGAGACCGCTGCGAAGGCGTTCAAACTCCACGCCTCCCTTCACGGCGGTGAGGTTCGCTCAAAAGTGTCACTTTCTAATTGACTATCAGTCGGGTCTTACCGATAGTCGCTCTAACGATTTCTCCTCAAGCAACCGAAACCCTAGTGGTAGTAGGATTGACAGCGGAAAGCCAAGACCAAAGACCAACAAACAATACCACTACTACCACCATGAAAACTACACATTCTGAATGGCTCCGGTTGAAGGCTCTCTCCGCTAAGGCGGATGCCCTTTCCGCCGATGAAGTGAAGGAACTTGCTTCCCTCAAAACCAAGGCTGCTGCCGAAAGCATCGACCTCACCAAACTCGACGAAGCCATCGCTGCCAAAGCCGCTGGTGTCGAGACCACCGACGAAGAACTGACGACCCTTATCTCTAAGGCAGTCGCTGATGCTCTCTCGCTCAACAAGCTCGATCATACCGAAGTCATCGACGCAATCAAACAAGCCGCTAAGGACGGTGGTGCGAAAGCACTCACTCCCGAGAAGGTTGAGGAGATTGTCAAGAAGCACCTCGGCGGTGAAGGCATCGACCAGAAGGCTCTCGTGGATGCTGTCAAGGCAGCTATCCCTAAGGATCACCTCACTGGCGCAGACCTCGCAAAGGCTCTGGATGAGTTCGCAAAGTCCGTTCGTCAGCCGACGAAGATGGTCTTTGAAGACCCATACGTTCGTGACTTCCCAATCGAGCACCGCGCAGGAAACCTGTCGGTTGCCGAGAAGCAACTCCTCAACATCTGTATGAAGCATGTGAGCGAGGAGAAGCAACACGAGATGAAGTCCAAGGGTCTTGTCGTTCCTCAGTCGATGAACGATGGTATCACCGAGGAGCAACTCAAACGCGCACGTCTTAACGGTGATGTCGCCGCAAAGCGTGCTCGTCACGAGGCTCTCTACGGTAAAGCACTCACCACTGGTGGCTCCGGCTCCGGTGCTGAACTGATCCCAACCGACCTCTCCGGTGAGCTTATGACCCGCCTCTATCTTGAGTCGCAACTCGCTGCGGAGCTTGTTGCCTCCGAGATTGACATGCCCACTAGCCCGTTTGAGTTCCCCTTGGCTACCACCCGCACCCGATTCTATACGGGTTCGGAGGCTCCGGGTTCTGACCCAACCACGAGCGAGCCTGGCACTAGCAAGATCATCCTCAACGCCGCGAAGCTGATCGGGGTCTCCGAATACAGCTACGAGTCCGACGAAGATGCGATCATCGCCGTTCTGCCGATGCTGCTTGAGAACATGTCCTCCGGTGCTGCTGACGCGCTTGAGGGTGCGATAATCAACGGTGACACGACTGCCACACACATGGACTCCGACACCGCTGCCGGAAACCATGCCAAGTTGTTCAAGGGCTTACGCAAATACGCCATGGCTGGCAGTGTTACGAAGAGCCTTAGCTCCGGCAACATCAGTGCTGCGAACATCGCCGCAATGCGTAAGCAGATGTCCCGTTGGGGTGTCCGCCCACGCGACCTGATGCTGATCGTCGGCCCCAACGGTTACAACGATGTGGTCAACCTTCCCGAGACCCTTACCTTTGACAAGGTGGGTAACGCGAACGCTGCCCGTATCCTCACTGGAGAAGCTGGTTCGATCTACGGTATCCGTATCGTGGTCTCGTCTCAGGTTCGTGAAGACCTTAACGCCTCCGGTGTTTATGACGGAACGACCACCACGAAGGGTTCTATCCTTCTGGTTCATCGCCCGTCGTGGATTCTCGGCGTGCGCCGTGGCTTCACAGTCGAAGTTGATGTGGATAAGAAGCGTCAGATCAACTCTGTCATCGCTTCCTTCCGCCGTGATTTCAAGCCTAAGGAAACTCCTTCGACTTCGATCCCTACCGTGGTTCTCGGCTACAACAACGTCGCCTAAGCCACCTAATAATTCCTATCGTGGATTTGCCCTCCTCGATTGGTAGCACTCAGCCTCCTCGGTCAAACGGGGAGGCTGTTTTGTTGTTACATTGATCGAAATCAAGATTCGTTCGCATTTGCTCTCTAGTATGCCTTAGGGGTCTTTGATGTCCGTGTGGGGTCTCGGTAGGGAGGTAGCGTTTGGTGCGATCCTGGGCAATTCTGGTGACACGTTTTTCCAAAATAACTGTTAGGGCTGTCTTGTTTGACCAAGGGTCAAAAGATTTACCCTTGCTTCTATGGTAGGCGTGAGGTAGAACCGTTGTCACCAGCTACCGTCAGGACAACACATGAAGAGAGCAAAATACACAGGGCAGCCTATCAACCTAGGACGTTTCGGGGATATCGAAAAAGGAGCCATTATCAAGTTTCACGAGTATGAATGGGACTGCCTTGCCGCAGACCCTAACTTCAAACTACTCCACGAGAACCACTCGGAGTCCGACATCGCCAAAGCAGCAAAAGCCAAGAAGGAGGACGGGAAGGTATTCGACCTGACTATCGTCCCTTGGACTAGTAAGAGGCTATATGAGACGATCAACGCACGCATCCCGAGAAAGCAGTGTATCGACATCCTCGCGTCCATGAAGGAGGCAGGGTGCATCGTCCGTCCTCACGACGACGCTACCACACGGAGCGACCTTGCTGATTTCATCGTGGAAGCGTCACGTCTTTCCGGGTGGCATATCGCCGCATCACTTCCACCGAAAACCGCAATCGCCCAAGCCGTCAGAAAACGTGCTCGGGTAGAGGCTTGATCTAACAATAACAAATAAACAGCAACCACAATGTCAGACATCACTAAAGCAACCATCGAACGCCTAGCATTGGCAAATGACGCATCCGAGCAAGCACTCGGAAATATCGTATCTGAGTTCTCTCAGTGCGCCACCCCCGAAGCCCGCAAAGAGTTTCATCGCTCTCTTGTGTCTCGCTTCGGTGGTGTAAAGTCAATGCAGGACAAATCCGAGTCAGTGCCAGATGCCGTTAAGCCAGCGAGACGCGCTCGTGGAACAAAAGGATAACCCTACAATAGTCAGTCATGCCACTCGATAGACCATACTGCACAGTTTCAGACGTGCAGAGAGAGACCAAGAACTCTGAGCCTGAGGTAACTGCTCTTTACGAGCAGTGTATCGGTAAGGCTTCGCGCATGGTTGAATCTATCTGTCAGCGTGACTTCTGGTTTCACGATTACACCGTAAACTCATACCTTGTGCCTAGGCGCAGGGTAATCGGTGATTTCGTGATACTTCCTTTCCCCATACTTACGCTTGATTCGGTATCCATATACTCAGACCGATTGATCGGTGAGTTACCGGAGGATGTGCTTGAGGTGGATGAGTATTACTATGCTGAGGGCGAGCCTTCCATTCATTGTGAGGAAGGTGAGTTCTCCGAATACCCGTTCAAGGAATACATGGCTATTAGGGGGACTTTTGGTTATCCATTGGCTGAAGGTGAAGACGCTGACCAGTCCCCACCACCCACCATTCCAGAGGAAGTCCGTAGGGCTACCGCAATGATCGCGGCGGCGTGGTCTGGGGAGTTACATAAGGAGCAGGTAGGGCTGGACGGTTCACGGAGTGAAGTGCTCGATATGAGCGTCCCTTCCGAGGCTAGGATGCTTTTGAAGAAGTGGACAGAGGTCATTAACTATGCACTTTGATGGCTAGGTTCTCCGTGTCCGCCAATACGTCTGCGGCAACTGCGAAGCTGAGAAAGCTGCGTGCCGCAATGACTCCTGATGCGATGGATGCGGTAGTAAACAGGGTGGCGTTTGTTACCCATAGGCGACTCGTCCAGAGGACACCGAAGAGGTGGACTGGTCAGACTCGTAGATACTGGAGAGTCCTCCGCCGACGATCCTCTTGGTATTCCGTCACCAACCTGAGTCAAGTGATGGTTTGGCTTGAGAAGGGAACAAAGGCGCACGGCCCCAAATCAGCGAAGGCTTTGTTTGTTCCGCTCAACAGGAAAGCTGCCTTTGCCGGGCCGAAGGGCGTGATGGCTGCTATCAATGCTGTGAAGGGGACTAACAAGAAACCTAGATTCATCGCTGGTAGGGATTTCGTCTTTACCAAGAAGGTGAGAGGTATTAAGGCTTTACACATCGTGAGAGACCACAGGCCGTTTGCGGAAGTCACTCTGAAGTCCGCTATGCGCCAATACATTCGACAAGTCCTATCAACATGAGCACTATCTGCGACACACTACAAGTTACCGCCGCCGTATGGGTTATGAACGAGCGTCTCGTTTACCACACGCAACCTAACAATATGCTTGCTGGGTTGAAGTATGATCGTGAAGGCACTCTGAAGGTCGATGGTAAGGATGATCTTCCTTTGCTTCAGCCTTGGTCTCTGAATATCAGCGAGTCCCTTTTTGCTGGGGCTGCTAGGAAGTCCGACACTTCCACCATAAGTCACAGGAATCAGCCCGTGGTAGAGGAGCTTACCTTGGTCTTCCGTGTAGCTTGTAGGAGAGATAGAGGCTTCATGCGTCGAAACCCTTCAGACCCAACCTCTCAGAAGGGAATCCTTGAGTGGCTTGCCCTGATAAGGGACGCGATTGAGACAGACCCGTCCGGCGTGGTTGACTCCTCTCTGAACAACTCCACTTCTAAGCCGATGAAGTTCTCCGTTCAGGAGACCGAGACCACTCAGTTAGCCTTCCACACATTCCTTGAGGTGGTGCTTACGCTTCATCCTTCGCACAGAGGGGAGAGGGGTTACACGTTTCCAGAAAAACTGAGTTGACTTTTCCGAAGGTCTGTTGCACTATATCCCCGAACCTAAACCATAACCAACTACCATTATGCCCTGTGCCACTGTTGTCGGAACCCCAGACCTTGAGTTTGGAATCATAGAGGAAGAAGCCGGATTGCTTACGCAGTCTGTCTCCGTCACTCATAAGCAAGATAAGAAAGAAGCCCGAGACGGCTGCGGAGTCATAAAGGCTCTCGCCTTCTATAACAAGACCTCCGAAGTCTCCATTGACGGTCTTGGAACCATTGAAGATACTTACGAAGTCGGAACCCTTCTCTCGCTTGCTGGCACGTTCGGTATCGACCTAGCCGGGGCTTGCTACATCGACGAGGTGTCGGTCGAGAAGTCGAATGAAGACTGGGTGAAGTCCACCATCAAAGCAACCGCCTACGAAGGAATTACAGCGACATAGTTTGACCAATGGTCAAACCTAGTCCGAGGACTTTGAGCCGAGGACTGATAGAAACTGAATCGCATGAGCACAGAAATTACAGCCGGAGACTTTAATCAGGGAACTGAGATTGTTCACGTTAGGAACCTCGAACTTGCCGTTTGTCTGGTGAGTGTCGGGGTTCCTCTGCGTAAAGACCCACCCTACACGCATGTTCGCTTGTCGAATGGTGAGGATAAGTGGACATTCAATTTCCACCCTCGATCATCCGATAAGACTTACAACACGATAGACCTGTGCTCCGCTTTCTCGCAGGACATGAAGTGGATTGCACAGAATCCACAGCACCCATTCACTTTTGCAATGGTTGCCGTGAAGAACCTTGATATTTTCAAGGCGCACATGGTCAGGCATGTCCCTTACGTTGCATTTTCAGCTTCGGGTGGCGCGGCCACTCTCTACGTTCGTGAAAACAGCCGCAAGCATGAGCGGTGCGTAGCAAAGGGTATGGTTCAAAAGTGACCCACCATCCCGAAGTTGCTTCTAACAATAAACATTATGACACATCCGCAGAAACCAAAACGTCAAACTCAAGCAGTAGCTGAGAAGTCCCGCCCCTATTCCGACCTAAACCCGAGAGACCTTCAAGAGGCTATGGATGACTCCGTGGCAGCAGAGGTGCTTGGTCATAACGTCACCCTTCTAGGGAAGAAGCTGCGACCAGTCACCCTCGCGTCTATCGCCCTTCTCAAGCAGGTCAATTCAGACTTGATTGCTGGGGTAGTGATTGAGGAGTCCTCTAACATCATTCTCGATTGCTGCATCTTCCTTCTTCTTCACTCAGTCTCGCTGGAGGAGGCTACCGCACTTGCGTTTGATTCACCTAACAACCTCAGGCTTGCTGCTTTGAAGCTCGCGGATGAGATTGGCGCAGCAGACATTCAGGAGACCACCGGAGCCATCGTTCAGCTACTCAAGGATGCTACCTCCACTCAGGTTCGCGCTACCCAAAAGGAAAAAGGTAAGGACAGGAATCCGCTGGGAAACTAATCGGCCCTCCGTGGCTGATTCGTATGGCGGGTCTCGTCCATGTGACCAGCGGTGAGAGGGCTACCTACATTATCCAAGAAATGCCGTTGAAGATGGTGTTCGCTTTTGAACACCTCTACTACTTGCAGAACGGCTATGATTGCAAAGTGATGTCATTTGAGCAATCCCTTGAAGATTTGCTTTCAAGCCTGTAATCTACGCTCATGTCCAACGCCGCAGTAACAATTAACATCACCGCAAACGCTACTGGCGTGAATGCTGCATTAGCCGCCGTCGGTAACAATTTAAGGGGGGTATCTGGTGCAGCCAAGAACACTAATTCTGAACTTGCTGGTGCTGGGGGGATTATGAATAACCTTGCTGGGCAGGTGGTAGCTACCGCCGCAGCCTACCTATCTCTGGCTGGAGCCGTTGAGGGAGTTCAGGGGATGATCGCCATGAACGCTGAGTTTGAGGACACTATGCAGGTCGTTAGGGCTGTGACTGAGCAGAACGTGGGGTTCACTGTTCAGAGATTCAATGAGATGGGTGAGGTTGCTCGAAAGATGGGGGCAACTACTAGGTTTTCCGCCACCGAAGCCGCCGAGGGTCTAAAATTTCTAGCTATGTCAGGATTTACAGCCGAGCAGTCCATGACCTCCTTAGAGGCAGTTCTGAGGCTTGCTCAAGGCTCTAACATGGAATTGGGGAGAGCAGCCGACATTTCTTCTAACATTATGACCATGTTCGGCATGAAGGCTGAAGAGATGGGGAGGGTGGTTGACGTTCTCGCCAGAACTGCTGCCGCTGCAAACACTGACGTAGAGCAGTTAGGTGACGGTATGAAGTATGTGGCTCCCCTTGCCGCTGGACTTGGTCGTGACATTGAGGAGACTTCCGCTGCGATGGGTGTCTTGTCCAATGCTGGACTCCAAGCGTCTATGGCTGGCACTGGTCTTCGTATGGTGATGATGGGTCTGGCAGACCAAAACTCTAAGGCGGTTAAGGTA